ACGCCTTCAAATACTGTTGTAGAAATGTAGGCAATCTCTGCAGCAAAACAACTAGTGTCACATCGAGTGCATTTAAAAAACTCTGGACAACATCGTTTAGTAATATCAGAAGACGGCATATCAACACGGTCCTACAAGAGCATTAGTTGCACAGAAGTAATACAAACGACTAATGCCGTCTGTTCCAGTACGACCTGCTGTAGTATCTGTAGCAGTTCCCACTACAAGTTTTCTACGTTCAGTCATTTCAACAACAACTTGTTCATCTACTAATCGCCAACCCTCAGAATTAGATGTAAATCCTAAGTTTGTATTAGAAGTTTCAGAACTAGTTGACTCATAAGCTGTACCACTTTCTGATTCAGTTTCTGCTTGGTTATTACCAGAACCAGAAACATAAGATGCTACACCCCCAATAGGAATAACTCTAGCATTTGTAGGCCAGTCTCCATCTGCGTCTTGACCCGGAGTAGTACGAATACCGGGGAACACAAAATCTTTATCATTCATTAATTCATGAATATTAAGAGCAGCATCAAGGTGAGTACCACCCGTGGCTGTATCTGACTCTCTTGCTAAGTCAGCATTTGCAATATTAACCTGCGGCACATTAGACTGTCCTTCAGTTGTAATTGCCACTGTTCCTGTTTGACTACCATCGGTCGTACTAAACTGAGGAGTAGGTCTATGGCCTTTATAATCACCGAGTGCAGTAAATGTAAGCACAGCACCAGATCTCTCAATGCGATATACTCCGCTTTCTGAAGCTTCACTAACACAAAGTTTTAATGAACCACCATCAGCACTATCATCTAAATCATGAAGATCGTCAAAGATTTTAATTGCGGCGTTTTCTGGAGTTTCGTTATTAGCAATATCTGCTGTAGTAACAGTTTGGAATGCACCAGAACTATTAGGGATTTTAATAGTATGATCTCCTGCAGAACCTGCTGCATTCGTAGCGATTGTAAGAGTCCAGATCTGAGCTACGTCATAAAAGGTGCTGCCTAAAGATACTTCTTCCCAAGCGTACAGGAATCGGTTAGGCAAGGCATTAGGAGTTGTTGTACTGTAGTCAGCATTTAAAGGTTTAAAGTGAGTAATACGAGCTAAGAATTTTTGTTCATCTACTACGGTTCTAACTTGGTTATTAAGCTCTTCACCTACAGGTAATCTGTCACCAATTTGACCATCTCCATAATGCAAATGAATAGCACCAAACTCTCTTGTACCATCAGTTGCAGTAAAGTTTCTGTTAGCTGGCATTTCTACCGTAATTTCACCTGCTGCACCTGTTGTAAAAGCACTATGATCTGCTTTACTTCCTCTACGCTTTTGTACTCTACTAGCCATATATTAACTCCTTAGTTTTGACCCGATCTGTAGGTCTGTTTGAAGACACCTTTAAATTCAATATGCGTAATATTGCATGGAGTATAGTGATCACTTGTAATAAATACCTTCATACGTTCAGAATCACCAAACACTTTAGCAATAAACTCTCCCTCTGCATCAATGGGAACAACCTGATCTAGGGTTGTTTTACTATTAAGAACATTTTTGTAGAAAGGATTTCTTTTTGTAGTAATACTGGCAAAGTTTTCTTCGCCTTTTCTTTGAACTTTAATGCTATATATTCCGGTATCAGAATATCTAGTAGAAATAGTCCTTAGATTTAATACACCATCTACAGCATTCATTTCATTATCTCTAATAAATTGAGTAGATAACTCAACATTCATATCATATTTAGAACCAAATAAAACACCTACACTACCGCCATCAATAGGAGCCAGCAAGAAACCCTGATCTTCAGAACTTCCTATAAAATTATCATTAATTAAACCTTGGGTTTCTTGAATTACAATTTCATCATTAATGCTGCCTTGATTATCAATGGTAGTCACTACATCATTAAAGTTACCATCTATAATAACTCTGGTTCTTTGACCCGGAGTTAACTCTGATACAGTAACTTCGGGACTTTGGAACTGTACATTATTATTTCCACTTTCTCTAAACAAGTTTTCACTAAACACCGCAGTATCTATATTAGGATCTTGCATAGGTAAAATAAATGTAGTCTTATTAGTAGCTGCATCATAGCTAATTGTAGCATCATCTCCTGTACCATCAGGTGCAACAAGCATAAGATTGTCTAATCGAGGCTGATTAATATCGGCTTCTTCTAAGAATGTCCTATGTATAAAGAACTGCCGAGTAACATTGCCATCTTGGTCTGTGTACGGTCTAGTGGCTACCATATAAATAAAGTTATCAAATGATTCCATAGCATCAACCTGCAGGTTTTCATCAAAGATATATCTATACAGAGCATTTTGTTGAATCTTGTCTCCCGTAAATTTGTTTACATAAAAATACAAATTGTTTGGTGCATCAGCATCTACCATAGCAATAAGATCTTGAGCTGGTGCTCTAGTAATAGACCCATAGTTAGTCGGAAGATATCCTCCACAATGAGCAGAAGTTTCTATTGCCTGCGTAATTACATTTTTATTTGCTGTAGAGTAATACAAGTATACTTTTTGTGGGGCAAAAAAGTAAATTTGAGAACCTAACAACTGCGGTTTAGCAATAGGATCAGTTGAGTAAAACGTAGTAGGCGACAACTCTGCTGTAAACGGAGTGATTTGATTTTCAGATCCCTGTAATTCAAACTGTACATCATTATCTGTGTTAATAAACAAGAAGTCATAGAAAGAAATCATGTTATTAATCTTAGATACTTTGTCAATAGAAGACCTAACATCAATTACATCACTATCTACAATAGTTCCGGGGTCTGTTAAGAACAGATTAAAGAAGTTACCAAACTCTGAAGAGAAAATAGTATCATCAATAGCAAACCATAGTCTATTTCTCCATGTAGTAATAGCAGTAATACGCCGCCGAATCCGATTATTAGTATCAGTGCTATCAATAAAGGGCGATGGACCCGGATTACTAGTTAAATCTCCTGATAATCTTGGTTGCCATGAGGGTGTACGCAACTTCCATGATTGATTAGCAGAGTCAAAATCAATAACAATGGGTAATGTGTTCGCATCCCATACAGAATATCGTGATTCTGCTCTCACCTTTTCATAGTATGGATTGCCTCTGTCAGGCTCTCTTACTGCACGGTAGAATCCGGGTGTAAAATCAAAGAATCGTTCACGGCACTCATAAACCTTGCCTCTACCCAAACTAGAAAACGTAGCATTGGTGGGCAAAGAACCATTTTCATACAAAGAAAATAAAGTATCTTCTGCATTATTTACTTTAATAGTATCGTTTTCTTCTGTAGGAATAGGAACATTTTGAAATGATACAACAGATTGACCTAAGTCTGTTTGTTGTGAAATATTAAAGTTCTTATCTTCTACAACAAGCTTATGATCGCGAGTTAAATTACGAATACCTAGCAGAGCAGCAAAGTTTGCAGAAGGAACCTCTTGAGTTGCTTGATCTGCAGTAACAGTATTAGCAATATCTTCTACAAAAACTGTAGTTCTTTTCTTTGCATCAAAACCTTCATCAGTAGGTTCTTTACCTGTTGAATCTTTAAATGTTAAAACCTGAAGCCCAACACTTTCGTCTGAGTTATTAGTAGAATCTAAAACATCTAAGTTATTATCAGCATAACAAAGAGCATACACACCCCGCTCATCATCGGTATTATCTTTTGTATCGTCACTAATAAATCTTGCCAAATCATTTAGTGTAGCTAAATTTAAAATTCTATCTGGAGTAGCTAGATTAATTTTATAAGAAGATGTGTCAACAAATGTACCCAACATGGGGCTAACCTGTCTTGTAAAAAGACGAATATTATTTACATAGCCAGTATTAGGAATTAATTTAGTACCATCTTCATTAAATAAATCATTAAAAATATCTTTATCTTTGTTGATTGTACGCAAAGCTTTAGAATTACTATTCCCTAAACCCAAAGATTCTACAAAGTTTTGATTGCCCTGTTGATTGCTGTTAAAGTTTTCGCCAGTAGCTAACAAGACAAGATTTTCTTGGCTATCATCTACAATAGAAAGACGATTAGTACTACTGTCAATTTTAATGGTAGCATCAGCACCAGAGTTTTCAATTAGATTTTTTAAATCCGCAATAGTTTTAGTTTCATCTACGGCAGAGGCACCATCCGCAGTAACAATTACACCAGCATCATTAATTGTTCCGCTACCATTAGATCCCATACCATTAGTGCTATCATTAGCAATAGTAAAGGCAGTTAAAGGTCTAAGTTTTTGAGTAACTTTTAAATCAGATAAACCTATAGCTCGATTACTAGCACCTGCAGGAATTGGTTGTAAGGCTACATCGCCTGCACTTAAAGTAGTATCAAACTCATTTAACTCTACGGCATACTGCACAGAACCACGGCTAATAAAAAACTTGTCAGCAAAGTAAGTATCATTAGCAGCAGCAGTGCTAGGATCTTTAGCATTACCAGCCAAAGTATCTCCTGTAAAGTTATTAACTAACTGCATTCTGGGAATAGCTTGATCACCATCAAATAGTTTAGTAGTAGGATTTACATCTAAAGACGAGAGCAACGTGGTTTCTGAAATAGGCACAAGATTTTTAGTATCAGGAAGTGCAGATACTCTATATTGTATACCCTTTCCTCTAACATCAGGAACACGAGTAACAACCTCCCAGAAAAAATTAGCTTCTGATGTAGGGAAAGTACCTGAAACTAACTCTAAATCATCTCGTTTTAATTTAAACTTATCTGTTGGCTCTTTAAAGTTAATTAACTTATATACGCCCTGTAAACTAGTTCTTAACGAATCAGTATATAAATTTAAAATAAATGTTTCAGGTTGTATACCACCTGTATAAAAATCATTAAAAGGAAAACCTTGATGAGTTGTATTAACATCTTGAGGAACAGTAGATTGATCTTGCAGGGTAAAAGAATCAAAGATACCATTATCTAAATTAGATCTAATTGTAAATGTATAGTTACTGCTATCCAACGAAGGGTCATGACTAATAGTTGTATAAGCGTTTAAAACAGTTTTTACGGCTCCCTCTCTATATCCAGCTGATACTTGGTTATTTAATGCAATTAAAGCAGTGCCAAATAAAGCAAAGGATAGAGCTTCTGAAGATTTTACACCATCTGGATTAGCTGTTAAATAGTTATAGTGAGATCTAGTAATAGAAGAAGTATCGAATGTTTGCAAGTCCATTCTTTTTCTTGACTTATTTAATTTCCATACCGTAATAAATTTCTTTTTAATGTCATCAGTAAATCCGTCTTCACCTAAAGCTAAACTAAAATTAATTGCAATTAAAAATCTATTATCTTGATCAATAGAAATCCATTTAAAAAAGATATCATCGTTTTGATTTGGAACATATCTGCTTCCATCATCTAAGATATTAAACAATAAAGATCCGGGTGCAAATGTAGAGTTATCGCTGTAGATAATATCGCCCCCAGCAATCCATTCTAGAGGAGGTCGTTTTTCAATAGATCTTTCTGTTGTAACTAAAACATTATCTAAATCTTGAGCTTCCGTAGGCAAACGTTTATTGCTAGCCTGTCGCCCAACCCCACCGGATAACGTAGGAATTGCAATCTTTTGATGCACGCTCATGTCGTGTATCTCCAGAATCTAAATCTACTTGGATCATTGTGTGCGTTACCTCTTTGGGATACAATTCTACGCAAAGAACTGTCGCCAGATGCAAAGATATTTCTAGCTTTATCATTAGCATCTGCAGATCTACCTTTAGCGGTGAGCATAGCAGCTCTTTCTGCTAATAGCCGATCAACATCTCTATCTCCTTGCACAAACATTTGATATTGCCTAGATGCTGATGCTGCAATACCTTTCTGTACACTAGTTTCTAAGTCTTTAAACTCTATATATTCAACAATAGAAATAGTTAGCTCTTCGCTAGTAGCAAACTCATCTGTATTATCTGTAACATTAAACAATACATTGTAATCTGTTCCATTAGATTCAATACCGAATCTTCTAGGAGCCGTAGTAATTCTAATATCAAGATCATCACTTATAGATTCAGTAATTAACTGAGCAGAGATTAAGGAACCAGTAATCATATTATCTGTAAACGGAGATAGCTGCACCCTACCTTTAGTAGCATCAGAAATAGGACGAGCTGCATGACCAGTTGGACCTGTACGAGAAGGGAATACTTTAATAGGTCTACGATTTACTGCCATGCCCCGCAACTGTGCTTCTAAAGTAGCTTGATCTAAGATAAAAACTGCTAAGTTAACATCTGTGTTTAGATCATCGGTAAGGCTGGTAACAAGTTGTTCACCAGAATTAAAAAGCATTTCATTAACAGCATCTAATTTACTCATTAGTCCCATAGTATCCTCCTTTTAAAAGACCCGAGGCCCCCTTTCGGGGGCTCCGGGCGAATGTGTATTTAATTGTCTTATCCGCCAAGGCCGTCATCTTGACCAGTAACACCGAAGTTATCAATGTTAGCAGCGTCAACGTATTCCTTAACGAAGTCACCTTCAGTGCTGTAACCACTAACAGAAGTGGCAGTACCATCTCCGTTAGCATCGAGGGTATCAGCACCTAAAGCTGCTTGATAAGCGTCTCTAACTAATGCATCCGTGTTAGCGGTAACATCAGTAGAGGGCGAACCACCGCCATCAGGGTCGGTATCATAAGCAGTCAAGTCACCAGTGGTTGCGTCATATTCAAAGTCACCAAACTCAAGAATAGTACCATCAACCTTACCGGAGAACATAACATCATTTGCATTACCGCGAGCGGTAGGAGCAAACGAACCAATGCAGACAGCAGCATGCTCAGGCTTGAGCACACCAGTACCGCCCATCATCGAAGCAACCGTGAACACGGTGTTACGACGAATATCGTCCACTTGATCAACCTTCAAGCCAGTCAATCGGAGCGAAGCAACACAGGCTTGTTGCCAGATGATAGCCTTAGTAGGCACCACATGGAAACTTCTGTTATATCGCTTCTCACCAATCTTGTTAGCCATCAAGTTAGTGGTTGGAAGGTGGTTCGTCTTGACAATCGTGCAGCCTTGATATTCAAGACGATCAGCAAGATTGAACATACCTTGTTGCAGACCAGCACCAAGACCACCAGCATCGGCTACACCGCCGAAGAATGGTCGACCAGCACCACCAGCAAGATCAGAGCTGTCACGAGCCACACCAAGAGCACGAATGTCTTGGAAGGTACGAGGGGTCACAGCACAGAAGACACCCTCAGTTGGGGCATCAACCTCTTGCAGACGGATTTGGAACTCTTCAATCTTCTCAAGAAGCTTCAGAGCAGCGTCGGTTCTGTTAGCAGCGGTAGCAGTCGACAGTCCCAAGTTATCAAACTTGTTATTGCAGAAGATCTTGCCACCAAGACCACCAACAGCACTACCACCGAACCAGTCGGTAGCACGCGGGTCTTGAGCTAAGCCATTCTCAGCCGCAGCACGGCACAAGAAGGAAGCAATTTGACGGTCACGGGCATCAGCCAGAGTCCGTCCAGCTTGACGAGCAAGCTCTGATCGGAATTCCCATTGCGTCAGCATAAGGTCCACATTGTCTAACTCAAAGTGAGCAGCCATTGGACGCTTGTCTAATGCAATACGGAAAGTGGTAGCCTTACTGTTGGTGCCACCAGTGAGTTCTTCACCAGCTTCCCAAGTAGACTTAAGATCTACATAACCCGTAACAGGGAATTCCATAGTAGTACCACTAGAAATGGTCTTTGAATCGACCATAGCTTCAAAAATATTATATTGGTCATACGCATTGATGACCTCGCCCGCCCAAATGGGCAGAACTAAACGACCCGCACCGTCAGTGGGGTTTTGGGCAGAAACGCCCATAGTTGTGTCGATACGATAAGACATATCGGTATTGCCGAGAGGACCTACAGCAGTCATAATAACACCTCCATAAATGTGTCATAAAAATTAAATGGACTAAATTTATAGATAGTGTTGATTGTTCCTTGTGGAGTCAACCCTAGACATTATCCATACATACTTTTTCAACTCGTAAGCCTAATTGTTCTGTACTTTTAATGTTGTTTATTCGATATCGTGTCCAATGATTATCGAATTAACACGCCAGCTTGCATAGTTTTAACAAGCCTAGCTTCAATCTGAGCTCTATATTCAGGATCCGTTCTATACTCTGGTTTATTCATATAGAAGTTCATCTCTTGTGTAGTAGAAAATGGTTTAATAGCATCAGCGTCCTGTGCCATAGCTGCATTTTCTCTACCCTGAACCGGAGCTGGTTCTTGTCGCCGGTTTGGCTTGTTAGCCTGTTCTTGGTTGTATCTGGCTTGTAGACCAAGTAAGGCAGTCTTATACGAAGGACCGGCAAGCATGCTGTTAAGATCATCACGCTCTTGATCATTCAAAGACTCTCCTGCCCATGACAGGATATTATCTAAAGTTTGCTGATCTCCTACTACATTAGCAGCAGAATCGTAGGCTTCCTTTCGCAAAGCCTTCTGACCAGCAATAAATGTATCTACTACAGCGTCATCGACACCCATAGCAGACTTAATAGCACCACGAGTATCGGCACTAAAGTCACCACTCAAAGCAAGTTCTTGTTGCCAAGCTGCCCACTGATCATTCATTGATAGTTGTGGTGGTTCCTCGGGCTTCTCAATTCTGAGATCTTCCCTAGTCTGAACAACCTCGGCGGGTTGTTGCTCTTCTTGTACTGGTTGTGATCGCTCACCAATCTGACCCGTCTTGGCATACTGATCTTTAAGTTCAGCAATTTCTTGACGAGTTTTAGTATACTCAGCTTGAGCATTCTTTAGTGAATCAAACCATGTATCTACATCTTTAAAGTTTTCAGGAACCTGTTGCCCATTACTTTCGACGTAGGTTTTAAAAGCAGCCCTCTCATTAGCAGCATTCTGATCTGCCGGTTGTACGAATTCTTGTGGTGCAGATTGTTCCGTTGCCGGAGTCTCACCAGTAGTTTCTTCAGACATTAACTGTCTCCTTATTTAACTTTTTTCATTCGCTTTAACATATCTTTAAAGCTACTAAACTCTTTAGTATCCGCATCAAAGCGATTGTTTAATTTTTGATTAAGTTGTTGATATTTTAAAACGTCTTGGAAATCACAGTCATTTAAACCTTTGACTGACTCAACTCCAATTTCGGTAATATTACCAGTTTTTGTATCGCTATTATTATCAATGTTATAAATAATACTTAGTTCACAGCCTTCTTCAAGACCAGTAACTTCAAAACCAACAGTATGATTACCACTAGAACCAAGAGTTCCAATAGTTGTAGCAGAAGCACCATTAGCAATAGTAGTTCTAGTAACAGTACCATCATCTTCAGTAAACACTGCTTGCACAGTTAAATCTCCTGCAACACTGTCAGGGTGTGCAGTATCAGTTGCAATAAAATCTTGATCGTATGTCAATGCAACATCTAATTGAACAGCTCCAGTAGCAAAACCACCGGCACTATTTGCAAATGTAGAGCTTGCTGCAGTTGCAAAAGTATTAGTAATTACTGTATCTACACTTTCAGGATCAAAATCAATATTCGCTGGTGTCGTATAAGTTAAAGCCATAATTAATCTCCTTTGGCATCAGCCTTCTTGTATTCTGAGAACCATAGATACCCTAAACAAAGTATAGCCAAACCCACAAAACCACCTCCTAAATAACTGTAATTAGTCGAGAGTGGTTGTACTATACTGGATACTGGTTCTGTAATAACTTCCTTATCTTTAAACAAAGAGGTTGTCTTACAACCCCCAAGAAGGCAGAGCCACGCGCACGCCTTCAGAATTACTTTGCAGTCCATGGTAACTTAGCGTTAAGCCAACTAAACAATGGCTTACCCATCCAAGCACCAGCTGCAAACATTAACACATGGGACAAGATAAAGCCCCATGATCCAATAATAAAATCTACCATAATAATCTCCTATTAGGCACTAGCAATAAATATTTCAAGATCACAAGAAGCAGTATCAGCTTGTGCATTGATCGTATCAATTTCATTAAATGTACTAAAAGCTGCACCTGAATCATCATCACATTCTAAATCATCATTGTAGAAAGTAAATGTTTGTCCAGCTTCTAGTTTAAGATACGCTGATTTCGCACCCGTATCTAGAAGTCCAATAGTAATAAAATTAGTATCGTCTTTATTTGTTAATCGAATATACTTAACATCAGTTTTAATGTAAGTACCAGCGGCTACAGCAGTGCCGAGAACGGCAACTGTCTGTAGACCACTGTGTAAACATGTCATAATTCTGTGATCTACCTCATTGATAGACCCCACTGTAAAGGTATTAGTAACACCACGATCAACACCATTCAGCGTAAGAGCTTCAGTGTGCGTAACCGTAAGCGTAGCAGATGAAATGGTGCTAGTCATTTAGTTATCCCTTTCTTCTCATTCCGGTCTTCTTCATACCGTTCTTCTTCTTACCCATGGTCTTCTTCTTACCCATGGCCTTCTTCTTCATTCCTTTTCCTCTTCCGGGCATGTCATTCTCCTTTTGTTGACATAATTCATGAAATAATCAGAACAATTTTCATAATAATTCTGACGTTCTAAAAACTTAGAAAATTTATTTAGTTCTTTACGCCGTTGAATAAGCGCCATTCCAAACTCGTAGTCTACAACTTGTCCATATTTTTCAGGATCTAACTCAGGATCATCCGGTTCGTCATCTCCCGGTTCAAATACCATAACATAAAGATCCTTTTCTTCTATCCGTTCGTTGTACCTTTCTGCCCAAGAATCGGCATTAGACCAATTGTCAGGATCAAATACAACAATTACTAATTGATAAGTATCATCCCAGTTATACACCTGTTGGCGAACTGTAGATTTCTCACCTAATAAAACATTGACTTGTTTATCACGCCATGCTTTAGCAGCAAAAGGACAGGGCTTATTATCCATATAAAATGCAGAAGGTATATCTAAATAATTAAATATCCAATTTTCAATTTCTTGCTTTATTAGATCTAGATCCATTCTTAACTTTGGCTCCTGCCTTTACAAATTTTTCTGCGTCCTTTTCAGTATATCTTACAGCCATTCCACCGCAAGAAGATTTAAATTTAGTTTTCATTTTCCACTGCCTCTTGAACGTCGACCTCCAGATGTTGCAGTACCTTTTCTTCTTCTTGCTGCAGGTGCTTTAACATCAGCCTTACGCTCAGCAGCACGCCTTCCACTTGGTCTTGCCTTTACCTTGGCAACAGCAGCACCAAGTCCGGTCTTCTTTTCTTTCTTCTTCTTAGCCATGATAACTCCTTACACAGTAATGGATGCTCTTGGAGCATCAGTTTTATAAGCATGACCTGCAGGTAGCAGATCCAACAGCCCATACTTTTGGGCAAAATATCCTTCTAGTTTTACAATATCAGTATCAATAGCACCAGAGGTACCAGTTCCATTTAAAACAACCCACTCAAACATAGGGTCTTGAAATGCTCGAACATTAGCAGAACCGCTATTGCCACCACCCCAGCCACCATCAACACCTTGAGCAACATGGGCTCTAGCATCTCCACCTTGACTAGCCTCAGATGTACCATTCAATCTAAATAAAGAATTGCCGCTAGTTCTACCAATAATAACTATTTGAGGTTGATTATCATTGAAAGTAACATCAGGATCATAAGTAAAGGTAGCTTCTCCACTTGCATGTCGTTTACGAAGTTGAAATCTTTCATTAGCATTAAGAGTGTTATATCTAAAAATTATACCAAACTCGTTATTACCAGCACCATTACCTACAGTATTTCCATTATATGCCATAGTGCATTGATTTATACCAGTGTTAGCATGTTGATCTCGAAGTATAGCAACAAAACCCCAACACCAATCTTGAGTAGTATCGTGATCAATACCAGTTCCTAAGCTGGCAACTAATTGATCACTACTTCCAGTAGCAGTCATACCTCTAAAGTTATTAGCACTAGAATTTTTTGCAGCATATTCTGGTTGATCATTAGATACAGCTTGGCTAAAGTCTCTACCATTCCCCGAAGAATCTTCACAAACATTTACCCGATCTCCTGCATCATTAGTTGCCATATTCTCAGGATTGAGCCATAGCTCACAGGTAGATCCTTCTGCAGATATAGGAGTCCAAATAGGACCAAGCTTATGAGTCCACTGTCTATCCCAAATTTCAGGAATTCTAAACTTGCGAACTTTATCCGCAAGCAAAGACTCTCTCACAGACAATACATAATCCTCTGTGCCTGATGCAATGAGTTGATTACGATTAGCAATTAAAGCAAACTTATCAAGATCGCCGTTGGTAGTACCACGAATTTCTAAAGATTGAATTCCTTCAACACCAACACCGTACTTAGTTTTGCCATTAGCCATCGCAATTCCCCCATTCTGATAATACTTTTACAATTGCATTGAATCCATTGTTTGTTTGATAATGATATCTTTGACTACCTACATCACCAAGAACTTGCAATAAGTCTTGGAATCCAACTATGCCATCTTCATTCAAGTCTGATGGGCAAGAGTTATCTGCGTCATATGCAATTTGATAAGGTGACGGCTCACATGGATGATCATTGCCACAAGCAAACCGTACAACACCAGAGGACGCAAACCTGTTAGGACCAGTAAACCGAGCAATATGGAACGAACCCGGATACTTCTCACTCATCCAGTCAACGTCAGCGTCCCATCGAATCAGGTCGCCGTAGTCATTCTGCGATGGGGCAGAACAGCACCTTTGACCTTGAACCTCCCCAACTGGTATTGGCTGCCAAACTTTAAGCACCATATTATTCCATGACTTTGGAGTAATTAGATCCTTGTGCTGCTGCTGAACCAACGGGTATTTGTATTGCTGCGAGTTGCCATACTTCTTGCCAAGTGGCCCATGCAGAATCCAAGAGTCACACCATGCGTACTCAAGATCAACGAGGTCAGCCGTCCGGGGACAGCATCCCTGTGGGCCTTCAAACACCCAATTAATTGGGGTAAAGTTCATGTTCAGATACATCCACCGCTGATATGGGTTGGCTTGTATACACTCCCAATACTCTCCGGCTTCGGGGCAAAGAATGCCAGTGTCTTGGTTCCAATAGTCAATGCACTCTTGGCAGTTTTCTAGCCATGGGTACAGATGGTCTGGCCTGTGGTTTTTAAATACATCACCTTCAATCATCCACTGAAACGATCTAGCTGGTGACTCATTACCACGAGTACAACCAATCATATACGGACGGCGTGGATCTCCATTAGGATAACTAAAGTCAGGATCAAAACCTGTTTGAATATAAACATCAAAGGTTCTGCCAAACGGAGTTAACCTACCAAGATCATCAATCCACATAGCAACTGAATCAGGATCAGTTGGAGGCCCACTACCATTAATTAATAAACAAGCCCCCAATAAACTATTCAGCATCTCCATCTCCTTCTTGCTGCACATATTCTTTTCTTTGGTGTTTTTTTACAATTAACACCATGCATTTTCATTTGACCAGCAGACCTAGCGCAGTAACTCTTACGTCGCTTAGCTCTTTTACCTGTAGGTTTAGCTTCAGTCACAGCAGTTTTAAGTTTTGATCCGGGGTTTTGTCTACGGTATTTTGCCACGCCTTTAGCGGTCATTCCAGCACCCTTACTTGTAGGTCTTTTATCACCACTTTTAACTGACATACCTTTCATACTACCTTTACGTTTCTTTTTTGCCATGACTAATCCCCCTTACAGTTTCTGACCTTGCATATTATACCGTGCTTTTGATTTATGTTCCATTATTTTTTTACGAATAGCAGGAGCAACTGGACATTTTTCACACTCTTCGCCCATAATAACATCTCCACCTGCTTTAATTTCAACATTAATACATTTGCCAGAACAACAACCAGCTAATAATAACAGTGCAATATACTTCATTTCTTGCCTTTCTTTGCTTTAGCCTTCTTAATCTTTGCTTGCAAGAAAGGAGGCAACGTCTTTTGTGCTGCTGTTAACTTCTTGCCATTACCATTTTTCTTCATAGTTTTTTTCTTACCGTTTTTTCTCATTTCTTTTTCCTCATGCGTTGGGTTTTACGTTTACTTGCTTCTTTCTTTTTAACGATATAAGAATGAGCAGCTGTTAGACTTCGCTTCTTAGCAGGATCTTTAGTCCTACCTTTAGCAACTCTTGAACGTTGTTCAATAAGATTAATAATTTGAGACTGTCTCTTGTGTGACTTAGATTTAAAACTAGCTTGGCTTAGTGTTTTTCTAATATCTCCTACGCTACTGAACTTAACTGGTACAGTATCTTTAGGATTCTCATCAGTATATAATCTACGACCTGATTTTTTAGGCTTCTTGCCAGTACCTTTAGCTGGATCTCTACGTTTCATTTTCTTGTCTTCTTCTTTTTAGTTTTCTTTTTCCAAGAAATACGAGCAGGTCCAGTCTTACGTTTGGCAGCTGAAGTACACTGAGACTTAGTGGGGCGACAGGCGGGATAGGGACGGTTCTTATCTTTCTTCCCACTTCTGCCACAAGGTTTGCCGGTCTTGCAGTCGATCCAACCTTTACCTTTATTCTGGGAGAACCACTTGCGTAAACCACCAGATGTAGCAGATTTCTTTTTAGCCATTACTTACTTCTTTCTTTTACTCTTATTGCCGTAGTTAGCAGCACCTACTTTTCGGCACTGTACAATTCTACCAGATGCATACGCAGATGGAAAGACCTTAGCCTTTGCTTTTACTTTACGATAGCATGCATCTTTGTTGGTTTTTTTCTTAGCTTTCTTCTTAGCCATTACGCCTCCTTGGTTTCCAAAATAATAATAAGGGCAACGCCCACACTCCTTTAGACTCAGCCACTACAATCATCTCAGGCTCAGGTTGAATAACAACAGGAGGTGGAGGAATGTATTCGTCTGGTTGATCTATTTTAATTTCTTTTACTTCAGCTTGCTCAATAGATAGAGTTTCTTCTTCAGTAACTAATTCAATTAAAGATTCTTCAGCCTCTAGCTCTTCAACAAGTTCTTCTACTTCAGCTCTAGCAACAAAGTAACCAATACCTTCTGCAATAGAATAGTCTTCATCTTCGGTTAAAAAGAAATATTCTTTCTCAGCAGCCTGAGTTAAGTCAGCTTCTGTCTCTAAATCTTGTGCAGGATTAGGAATACTAGCCCATGAATCTTCAAGTAAATCAAACTTCATGCCTTCTTTAGCATCAAAAATACTATCTTGATCTCCATCAACTAACACAGCACCGCCTGCTGTATCATTATCAGGCATCTTAATTTCTGGAGTAATCCAATCTAAATCAAGAGCATAAGGATCTTTAGTTGATTTAGGTGCTGCACCAAGCGTATCTGTAAGACCAGTAACCTGTTCTACCGTTTCAGTTACCTTACTTAATACTTCACCACCAACTACCGTGCCAGTAACAGCAGCAGCAAGAGTCATCTTCTGCACTTTTTTCTCAAGACCCTGCTTAATGTTAGCACAATCTTCGTATGCAGTCTTTAACTTACGATTGTTTTCTTCACGACAATCTTCTAACTGTTGCTTAATTCTAACAAGTTGTTCTTGTAATTCTGTATTGTCCACGCCCTTGCCCCCTCATTTAAATTACCCCGGCGGTTGCATTCCTTGCATAGCCTGTTGAATACCTTGACCACCTGTCTGTTGAAGATCCATCATTGCAGCCTGTGATACGCCTTGAGTAATAGCTTGATTAGTAGACATCTGTTGTTGAGCATTTAACATTTCACGTTGTTGCTCAGCCTTCTCAGCCTTGATATCTTCGTCAGTACGCACCCAGTTATTAGCATCAAAGCCAAGGGCGGTAATCAATGCACGACCATACTCTTCAAACTTAAATGTTTGCATGGCTTCTGCTGGCAAGTTACGCATCATCTCACCCATTTGCATAAGCTTCATAAGATCTGTATCTCGACTTAGAGCTTGCAGTCCAGTAATAATTTCTACTTTTAATGCACCATCTTCAAAGAACTGATCTTGTAATCGTTGGTCAATCTCACCTTCTTCTAACATCAAGAAGACGGCTCGTTCTACAATAGGAACAAACAACTCCCGTGCAATAGAACTAAATGCTCCACCTAATACAGTCTCAAGCTCTTGTCCAATTCTTCGGACAGCAGTAGCAGTAACTCTGTCACCGCTAGGAATAGCAGCTGAGTCAAGTAAGAATGCTTGACCAACCTCTCTACGCATAGTTTCTACAGCTTGGAATGTAGCCTGAATTTGTGGATTCAATGTTTGTGCAGGAGACAAAGCGATAACATCTTGCTGCCTAGCAGATACCCAAGAGCCATTAGCTTGACCCGCAAGATCATCAATCTCAGTAATACCTGCAGGATCTACACCCATCCAGAATGTAGAGGCAGCAGCCATACCTTCTTGTGAAGCCTCAGTAAATGACTCTAAGGATTGGATATCACCTGCGATATCTTCGCAATGGGATCTTCCATAATTTTCACCAGCAACAGAAACCCAACGCAAAGGGATAATAGGAAACACTTTGTACGAACCAGTTTCAATGATCTTCTCGTCCTGCTCACGTTCGACAAACCACTCATTGTCATCTTCCTCCTTAGTTAATCTATTGTATACAACATCATAACCTTCAGAGGCATAGTCAGCACTATATTGAGATCTAAAGTTATCTTCAATAGCCTCGTCATTACTGCGTGCTACAAACTCAAGATAAATAATTTCCTTTGGCTCTCCGTTAACTTCCCTCCTCATCACGAAATGATCAAATCGAATAACTCTAAAAGAAAAATCATCTTCCATAATAACAAGTGAATCTCCAACAACAATAAGATGTTGCAGGGCTTGGTAGATACTTTCTCTAAGATTTTTAGAATTAATCTTACGATAAACTTGAGTACTCATAGCCTCAAGATAGCTGTTAACTTCAGGATCAGGCTCTGTACCCGGTCTTAAACTGAATTTAAAAAATGGTGTATCATTAACAGGAAGCATAGCAGAAAGCATTCTAGATGCCATACCTACTACACCACGGGCAGAGACAGAACTAAATGGTTGAGGCAACTGTTCTTCATTAGTCCAGCCAGCAGGTGGTAAGACAGAAGGAACAGTTAAGGATGCTACATATCTTGATCGCTCCAGTTTTCGGATACGTCTACTATCTAGCTCACGAAACCGTTCTTTAATACTCATGTTGGCCTATCACCTTCTCCGAGTTTATTAATCTGTACCCCCGGTCGTTCTGAAAAGAAACCCATAACATTATCCATTGCAGTATTCTGAGCAACCTGTTCTTGAATAGCTTCTTCTTCCTTTTCTTCAATCTCTTCTTTCTCTGCCTGCATGGCTGCATACTGTTCTTCACGAGCAGCACGCTCTAAAGATAATCTTAACTTTTCTTCTTCTAATCTAGCATTACGAGCAGACTCTGCCTCTTGTTTTCGATATTGTCTTTCTCTTTCTAAATTAGCCTGTGTCTGTGCCTGCATAGCAGACGGATCATAGCTTGCTCCCATACCCATTCTTACATCCTCCTTGGCACACGCAGCATGCCTAATGATTGTTTACGAGGTCTATAAGACTCTCTTGATTCTGTTAACATTTGTTCAGCAAGTCTATCTGCAGCAGCTTGACGAGACTTAATATCAAAGTCAGCTTTATCAGCTTCAGTCTGTCCTTGTCTGTAGCTAGCAACAACGCCACCCATCATAAACTGTCTACGACGTTCTTGCGATGCCATAAATTGTTTATTAAATTTTTCAGAAAGTCCAGCTCTAAACTTAGCAAAAGCAGCATCTCTTCTTGCCTGTCTTCTTGCTCTTCTTCTTTTACTTCTACCGAAAATTAATCCAGTAGTCTTTCCTCTATTAGTAAAAATCACATTGGCCTCCTTTGTGGAATCATAACAGAACCGCCTTTGCGAGCCTGTTGCATAGATACTCCACCCTTACTGCCAACATACTCTTGACTCTTTGCTTGCATTCTACGACGCTCTGCTACCAACCCAGCTTCTTCTTCAGTAGGTCTAGCAGCTTCAGAAACCGCCTTGTCAAATTCTCGCTGAAGTCTAGCATCTGCTTCCTCCCTTTTCATTTCTCGTTCAGTATCTAAAGTTTGTTGATATAGTTGACTAGATTCATCAACATATGCCATTACATATCTATGTAATTCATTCTCATTAGCAAAGATTTTTTGGTCTTTAATACCATATTCTTCAGGATCTTTATCCATATCAGCAAATAATTTTTGGA